TTACTTGGAAATTTCACGGAACACCTCACAGTTCTGTATAAAATACGCGACTACGATATGGCAAGCTCGCATATTTTTACTACCCACGCCTGATTTGTTTTTGATCCATTCGGCCAGCGCATTTACGATTTCATCTTGGGAGAGCTGACCGTTATCCAGCTTCTTATAAGCTGTTTCAACTTCAGAAGCGATAAGGTCAAAATCACCCGTCCCGTCTCTATCCATTGCGGAAAAGAGATCATCAATATAATTGTAATAGCGAAGGACGCGAGTCATCTCATCATTCTTCAGCAGATGATTTTCCGGGAGAATTTTCTGATCTAACCGCAATGCGTCCAGCGGAAGCTCCTCCAACTCGGTGTCATCAGTTATCCCCGCCAAGCCATACAGTACGCTTTGAATCTCATCTTCAAGAGCAGCGTCGTTAATATCAACGCGCAAGGAATACGCTGCCGACAAACGATCTTTCATTTCACGAAGCTGAGTATAATCTTCCGCCGTAGGCTCAATTTCATATTCCTCTGCATGGTCACGGCACAAAGCAATTCTATTAGCCGGAGCATCTACACGCTTCGGCCTCGGTATCAATGCAAACTCAGATGTGCACCCAGAAATATCGCTGGGGAATATGTTCACAACCTCATATTTCTTCACCGGTGTGTTCTTAACATATTCCACGAGTGGAGCATGGCATATTGGACACTCATAATCAGCCTCGGCAAGCAAAGGTATATCTTCACTTACCACCGGCGTATTCGATATTCTGTTTTCTCTATTTATAACGTATATCAGCAGCTGACCAAGGAACTCGGCCTCCTTCTCATCTTTGAGAAGCGTGGCCAGTTCCTTTTTCTTTTTTTCGGCGATTATCTCGTCACCATCAACAGCCTTGTCCATTGCTTCAAACATGTCATCGCTTACTACAGGATTCAGGTAAGGGAGCACCATATCAGAACAATGCTTCTTTGCTGCGTTGATCATTTTTCGAGTCGTACAGGCATTCTTTATCGCCTTCGGGACATCCACCTTGCGATTCAGGAGATCACTGATCAGTGACGGTGCCAAATGAATCGGATTACCTTTTTTGTCCACCACGCTTGGCATATCCGTAATCCAACCCAATAAAAGCTCAACGACGTCTTTATCGTCATTGGGCGGCTGCATGGCGCTTTGTAGGCATTTTGCAAATTCAGCGAAACAAAGCTCTGTCACTACGATCTCTCCTTTCTAAATTCGAAATCCACTCGAACTTGACTCGAATTCCACATTAAATACTTCTCGCCTCGTTTCCCTTAGACTTTTAGATGTAGCGAGGCCGGGAAGGCACCTGAAAATGTAGCCAAAGGCGGACACTACATATTATATCACGGAGTTTCGCAAAAATCAATATTATTTAGCGTTCGCAAAAGTAAATTTTCTGTGGCGTTGATAACTTGGCGAAAGCGACGTGATGTAACCCCGTCAAATACTGCATCGACTGATCACCGATGGCTCAACGGTAAATGACGGCACAACTGAACACAGACAGCTGCCTATTGAGCGGGAAGCTGCAGACCGGAATGGAGAAATTCTCCATGAGGACTGCGGTTAGGTTTTTATTGCCATCTGGCGGCTGCCTACGAGGTTTTCTCCATTCCATGCAAATCGAATGGAGGAAATCTCATGAAAACCAATGACAATCAGAAGACCTATTTCATCTACATCCGCAGCACCGGTGAGAAGGTACCGGTCACCAAGGCGCAACACGATTCTTTCTATAAGGAAGCAGACCGCATCCGTCACAAGGAGCAGGATCACGGACGCTGCATGTGCCCTTACCGCTTCATTTGGAAGTGCGACGGCGACTGCATCGGCTGCGAGTACCACGCTACGGGCGACACATCTTCTCTGGATCAGCCTCTTCCTGACGGCAACGGTACCCTTGGCGACTACATCCCGGATACCCGCAAGCCTATGGATGAGGTCATCGCTGACCGCATGCTGCTGGAGCAGCTCTTTGCCCGCCTGCGTGAGCTCGACCCGGAGGCCGATACCATCATTCAGCTTTGGAAGGATCACCCGGAGGGCATCTCCGACCGTGCCATCGCCAGAGAGCTCGGTCGTCCTCAGAAGACCTTTGCCGATCAAATGAAGAAGTATCGCACCGACCTTCGCAGGATCACCGGCGACAAGTAATACCCAGACCACGAACCACGACTTTCCGGTCACTGTCCCACTTCGGGATGGTGGCCGGAAAACTTTTTATAAATTTCTCCGCTCAAATCGGCAGTTCATCTCCAGTGGGAAGTGAAGGACAGAGACAAAGCCTTCAGAAAGCGAGGTGAACACGATGTACCGCAGTTATGCAGACACCGGCGGCAACGTGGCCGAGGAGATCAAGCTCCTAAATACCATCAGCCACGTATCCGCCAGATTGGCAAGGAACCTCTCTATCCTTGCCGCAAGCCAATCCGAGGAAGGAGGAAAAACAAATGTCAAAGATGGCAGAAATGGCACAGACCATCGAAGAACTCAGAAGCGCTGCTGCTTCTATTAATGCCGCAGCCGACTGGCTCTACCAGCAGTTTTCCGGCGACGAGGCGGCGGCTCCCGAAGCTCCCGCCAAGGCCAAGAAAGAAAATCCGAAGCCGGAAATCAAGCTGGAGGACGTAAGAGCCGTCCTTGCCGAGAAGTCTCGCGCCGGTCATACCACAGAGGTACGCACCCTGCTCCAGAAGTACGGTGCCGAAAAGCTCTCGGCTGTTGACCCGGCAAACTACGAAGCCCTGATGAAGGACGCGGAGGTGATCAGCAATGGCAGCTAAAGCACACGCGATCCTGTCGGCTTCAAGCTCTGACCGCTGGCTCCACTGCCCGCCGTCCGCAAGGCTCTGTGAGTCCTATGAGGACAAAGGAAGCGACTACGCTGCCGAAGGAACCGACGCCCACGCGCTTGGCGAGTACAAGCTCAAGACCGCGCTGGGACTTCCCGCAGAAGACCCGACCGAAAGCCTCAAATGGTATTCCGAGGAGATGGAGGACTGCACCAGCGGCTATGCCGAATATGTGCTGGAGCAGGTCGAAGCCGCCAAGGAAACCTGCGCTGACCCGGTCGTCCTGATCGAACAGCGTGTGGACTTTTCCCGCTGGGTAGAACAGGGCTTCGGAACCGCCGACTGCATCATCATCGCAGATGGCACGCTCCGGGTGATCGACTACAAGCACGGCCTCGGCGTTCTGGTCTCTGCAGAAGGAAATCCGCAGATGCAGTGTTACGCGCTCGGCGCTTTGGAGCTTTTCGATGACATTTACGACATCGAAAAGGTTTCCATGACCATCTACCAGCCGAGACGCCAGAATGTCAGCACATACGAGATCAGCAAGGAAGATTTGTACCGCTGGGCGGATGAAGTATTGAAGCCCACCGCAGAGCTGGCCTTTGCCGGAGACGGGAACTTCCTGTGCGGCGAGTGGTGCGGCTTCTGTAAGGCCAAGAACGAATGTCGCGCCAGAGCCGAAGCCAACCTGAAACTTGCGCAACACGACTTCAAGCTCCCGCCTCTGCTCACAGATACGGAGATTGAGGTCATTCTCGGAAAAGTGGACGAGCTGGTCAGCTGGGCATCCGACATCAAGGAATATGCTCTCCAGCAGGCACTCTCCGGGAAAGAATGGTCTGGTTTCAAGCTCGTCGAGGGCAGAGCCAACCGCAGGTACAGCAATGAGGCCGCAGTTATCGATGCGGTCGAGAAAGCGGGCTTTGACCCGTATGAGAAGAAGCTGCTCGGCATCACCGCCATGCAGAAGCTTCTCGGCAAGTCCCGCTTTGATGAACTCCTGACGGCTTATATCGAAAAGCCGCAGGGCAAACCCACTCTTGTGCCGGAGTCCGATAAGCGCCCGGCCATGAACACAGCAAAAAATGATTTTATGGAGGAAAACGACAATGAGTAAGAATGTAAAAATCAGCAATCCCATGAAGGTTATCACCGGTGTCGACACCCGCTGGAGCTACGCAAACGTCTGGGAGCCCAAGTCCGTGAACGGCGGCACACCCAAGTACAGCGTGAGCCTCATCATCCCGAAGTCCGATACCAAGACCATCGCCAAGATCAAGGACGCCATCGAAGCTGCCTACAAGGAGGGCGAGGCCAAGCTCAAGGGCAACGGCAAGTCTGTACCGGCTCTTTCCGTTCTGAAGACTCCTCTTCGTGACGGAGACGCAGAGCGCCCGGACGACGAGGCTTACAAGAACTCCTACTTCGTCAATGCCAACGCCACCTCTGCTCCCGGCATCGTGGACGCAGATCTGAACCCGATCCTGACACGCTCCGAGGTGTACTCCGGAGTGTACGGCAGAGCCAGCATCACCTTCTACGCCTTCAACAGCTCTGGCAACAAGGGTATCGCCTGCGGGCTCAACAACCTGCAGAAGATCCGTGACGGTGAGCCTCTCGGCGGCAAGGCCAGCGCAGAGTCTGACTTCGCTACCGATGACGACGAAGATTTCCTGAACTGATGGAGGTGCGACTATGAACGAAGTAATGATCTCCACAGTCCTCTGCAACATTCTCGTCGGCTGCTTCTGCGTGCTCATCCTTGTATGGGCGGCAGTCGCAGTCCAGACCCTCTTCAATGATCGCAAACGCGACAAGCGAGAGGCAGAACGTGAACAGCGTGAAAAAGAACAGGCCGCCCGCGACCTCGAATACCACGAAAAGCGCATGCAAGCCTTAGACAAATAACTGACGGCAGGCGGCTTAGGAGCGATCTTAGGCCGCCTGTTTGAATTGAGGTGATCCGATTGAAAAACATCAGTATAGATATAGAAACCTTCTCCGACATCGACCTGAATAAGTGCGGCGTTTACAAATACGCGGAGTCTCCGAACTTTGAAATTCTGCTTTTCGGTTATGCGGTCGATGGCGGCAAGGTGCAGGTCATTGACCTTGCACAGGGAGAACATATCCCGCAGGAAATCATCGATGCCCTGACAGACGATGAGGTGACAAAATGGGCTTTCAATGCGAACTTTGAACGAGTCTGCCTGTCCCGGTATCTTTCCGATCTTGGCGTGAGCCTTGATCCCTTCCATGATAACCACCCTCTCTCCACGGAGTGCGCCCGGTTTCTGAATCCGGAAGGCTGGCGCTGCTCTATGGTCTGGGCAGCCACGATGGGACTGCCGCTTTCATTAAAAGGCGTCGGTCAGGTGTTAAAGCTCGAAGATCAAAAGATGGACGAGGGCAAGGCGCTCATCAAATACTTCTCCGTGCCTTGCGCTCCTACCAAAGCCAACGGAGGCCGCACCCGGAACATGCCCTTCCATGATCCTGAAAAGTGGGAAACCTTCAAAGCATATAACAAGCGGGACGTCGAGGTCGAGATGGCGATTCAGCAGCGCCTTACGAATTTCCCGGTACCGGACTTCGTCTGGGATGAATATCGAATCGATCAGGAAATCAACGACCGTGGCGTGCGCCTTGATATGGATCTGGTGGCAAAGGCAATCGAGATGGACACCCGCTCCCGGACAGAACTGACCACGGCCATGAAGGATATTACGGAGCTCGACAATCCCAACTCCGTCCAGCAAATGAAGCAGTGGCTCTCTGACAACGGCCTCGAAACCGACAGTCTTGGAAAGAAGGTCGTGGCCGAACTCATAAAGACCGCTCCCTCTGAACTTCAGACTGTTCTGGAGCTCCGCCAGCAGCTTGCCAAATCCTCCGTCAAGAAATATCAGACGATGGAACGGGCGGTCTGCGATGATGGCCGGGCTCGCGGCATGTTCATGTTTTACGGAGCCAACCGCACCGGTCGATGGGCAGGCAGGCTGATCCAATTGCAAAACCTCCCTCAGAACCATCTGGAGGATCTGGCCGATGCCCGCGCCCTTGTTAAATCCGGAGACTTCGATGCCGTGAAGCTCCTGTACGAAGATGTGCCGGACACGCTCTCGCAGCTTATCCGGACAGCATTTATTCCGAAGGACGGCACGCAGCTTTATGTTTCGGACTTTTCTGCCATCGAAGCCCGCGTGATCGCTTGGTATGCCGGTGAGATGTGGCGGCAGAAGGTCTTTGCAGACGGCGGCGACATATACTGCGCCAGCGCGTCCCAGATGTTTCATGTCCCGGTTGAGAAGCACGGCGTCAACGGCCACCTGCGGCAAAAAGGTAAGATCGCAGAACTCGCGCTCGGCTACGGCGGCTCGGTCGGTGCATTAAAGGCGATGGGTGCTATCGAGATGGGCTTGTCCGAAGACGAGCTTCCTCCGCTGGTGGATGCTTGGCGGCAGACCAATCCGCACATCGTAAAATTCTGGTGGGATGTCGACCGGGCGGTCATGGAGGCCGTAAAGCATAAGCACACGACCTCGTCCTACGGGCTGACCTTTTCCTGCCGCTCCGGGATGCTCTTTATCACGCTGCCATCCGGCAGAAACCTCGCCTATGTAAAGCCCAAGGTCGGCACAAACAAGTTCGGCGGCGAGTGTATCACCTATGAAGGCGTCGGAGCCACGAAAAAGTGGGAACGGCTCGACTCATACGGCCCGAAATTTGTGGAAAACATCGTGCAGGCGACCAGCCGTGACATTCTCTGCTATGCCATGAAGACGCTTAGGAACTGCGAAATCGTCATGCATATCCACGACGAGCTGGTCATTGAGGCTGATCCTCACATGTCCCTTGATGTTCTCTGTGAGCAGATGGGCAGGACACCGCCGTGGGCTCGCGGCTTGCAGCTTAGGGCAGACGGGTACACCACGCCCTTCTACAAAAAAGATTAAATATCGTCCGCTCAAATCAGGCGTTCATCTCCAGTGGAAATTAGAGGTGGACGCCTTTTAAGTCTGCCCGGAAAGGAGGACTCAAGGTTTGAGTAACGATTATCGAAACAGCGAAGGCTATCCTGACCCGACTGCCGGTGAGGCGATCTGTCGGATTGCCGCCAATGAGAAGCAGTTCCTGCGTGCCTTTAGGCCTATCGTCTACATCTGCTCTCCCTATTCCGGAGATGTGGAGGGAAACGTGGCTGCGGCGAGACGCTACTGCCGCTTTGCCGTGGACAAGGGCTTCATTCCCATCGCTCCGCACCTTTTGTACCCGCAGTTCCTGAACGACGATGACCCATCGGAGCGCGAGCTCGGTCTCTTCTTCGGGAATGCGCTTATGAGCAAGTGCGCAGAGGTCTGGGTGTTCGGAAGCCGCATCTCATCCGGGATGGAAACAGAAATCAAACGTGCCAAGTGGAAAGGCTACCACTTGCGCTATTTCACAGAAGAATGTCAGGAGGTCTAACACCATGTATGAAGTAACAGAAAGACGTAGAAAACTCGAAGACGGCACCGAAATCACAACTTACACCCGTGAGGTTATCAGCTGCAACATCCTGCAGGTCGAAGCCGGTACGAACGGTTTTCAGGGAGGTGACTCCGGCCACGGCAGCCGCACCTATTTCCGCATCAAGGATCTGGCCAGCACAGATATAAATATCCGTTCTCACACCGACAGCTATGGCGGCAGCGAGTTTGAGGTTACCCTCGGCGGCGACTGTGAGCTGGAAACCATGATCCGGGCGCTGAAGTTCATCACGAAGGTGCTCGAAGATGAATCGCAGGAGGTGTACGACTGATGAAATACGCCACCGCCAATAGCCGCAAGGCTATCAAATGGAAAAACGGCGACACTTCGATGGATGCCTTAAAGGCCAGATTCCAGAACACCGTCCGCACCACGGAGACCATTGAGGAATACCGCAAGATGTCCAAAGCCCAGCAGGCAGACATCAAAGACATCGGCGGTTTCGTGGGCGGGCATCTTCGGAACGGTCGCCGTAAAAAGGGATATGTGCTTTGCCGCTCCATGCTGACTCTCGACATGGACTACGGCGAGCCGGATGTGTGGGATACCACCATCAGCAAAATCCCGTACCAGTGCCTGTGCCACTCGACGCATAAGCATACACCGGAAAATCCGAGGCTCCGTCTGGTAATCCCGCTCACCCGCGAGATCAGCGAGCCCGAATATGAGCCAGTCGCCAGAATGTTCGCCAAGGAAGTCGGCATTGATATGTTCGACGACAGCACCTATGAGGCCAACCGCCTCATGTACTGGCCTTCCACTTCCGTCAACGGCGAGTATGTATTCAAGGAAAAGGACGGCGACGCCTTAGACCCGGATGCCTACCTTGCCAAATACGATGACTGGCAGGACTCCAGCACATGGCCGGTATCCTCCCGTGAGTCCTGCGTGGAAGATCACGGTGCCAGCAAGCAGGCTGATCCTCTTGCCAAGCCGGGAATCATCGGTGCGTTCTGCCGGGCTTATCCGATCTCGGAGGTAATCCCGGAGTTCCTCTCCGATGTATATGCTCCGACCGATGACGAGAACCGCTACGACTATATCCCTGCGGACAGTCCCGCCGGTGCCGTTTCCTACGGAGATAAGTTTTTGTATTCGCATCACTCCTCAGACCCTGCCTGCAAAAAGCTCCTGAATGCTTTTGACCTTGTCCGCGTCCACCGCTTCAGCGATCTGGACAAGGATGTGCTGGATGAGTCAACCTCGTCGAAGATGCCGTCCTATAAGGCCATGATGGACTTTGCCTCCGGCTGCGACAAGGTGAAAATCCTGCTGCTTTCGGAGAAGCAGGCGCAGGCCGGTGAGGAGTTTGCCGCTACAGACGACGGCTCCGATGATGACTGGAAAGCCAAGCTCCAATATCAGTCCCGCAGCACCGTCCTTCAGAACAGCGTCTGGAACGAGATGCTGATCTTGAATAACGATCCGGATTGTCAGGGCTTTGCCTATAACGAGATGGCCAACCGCATACAGGTGATCGGCGATGTTCCTTGGGATCGTCCCGCTGACAATAAGTTCTGGCGCGATGCCGATACGGCGCAGCTGAAAGCCCTGATCGACATCCGCTATGTCTGCTTCTCTGACAGAAACCACAATGTCAGCTTTACGAAAGTGGCAGACGACCGCCGGTTCCATCCCGTGAGGAACTACTTAAACGACCTGCCGAAATGGGATCAGGTGCCTCGCGTGGACGAGCTCTTTATCCGCTGCCTGCAGGCAGATGACACGAAGTATGTCCGGGCAGTCACCAGAAAAACCTTAGTGGCCGCCGTGACCCGCATCTACCATCCCGGCACCAAGTTCGATACCGTTCCCGTCCTTGACGGCGCACAGGGTATCGGCAAGAGCACCATGTGGAAGTCTCTTGCCGGTGATGAATATTTCTCCGACGCCCTTTCGCTTACTGACATGGACGACAAGTCCGGTGCGGAAAAGCTGCAGGGCTTCTGGATCATTGAAATCGGCGAACTGGCCGGAATGAAAAAGGCCGACATCGAGAAGGTCAAGTCCTTCCTCTCCACTTCAGATGATAAGTACCGTCCCAGCTACGGCAAGGTGGTCGAAAGTCATCCGAGGCAGTGTGTTGTGGTCGCTACGGTCAACGGCGAGCATGGATACCTCCGTGATATCACCGGAAACCGGCGCTTCTGGATTGTGAAATGTCGCCAGACGGAAAATGCCGTGCGCTGGAAAATCACGCCCGAAGAACGTGACCAGATATGGGCGGAGGCCAAGTATTACTACGAGCAAGGCGAAAAGCTGTATCTCGAAGGTGACCTTCTTGCGGAAGCTGAAGAAGCCCAGAGAAGCGCTATGGAAACAGACGAGCGCCAAGGCCTCGTGGAACAGTACCTGTCAAAGCTCCTGCCGGAAAACTGGTCTGAGATGGATCTCTACCAGCGTCGGAATTTCCTTGACGGTGATGACATCACATCTGATTCCGGCACCGTGGAACGCACCGAGGTCAGCAATGCGGAAATCTGGTGTGAATGCTTCGGAAGGAATATCGCTGACTTAAAGCCCACCGACTCTTATGCCATCGCGGCACTTATGACACAGGTGGACGGCTGGAAGCGTACCAATCGCAGGGCTTCCCAGCCTCTTTACGGACGTCAGCGATTGTACGAACGCACAACATAGGTGGACAACCTCGTGGACAAGGACAACTTTTTCCCTTTATTTAATCCGGCAAAACAGAAAAAGGAGGCCACACAGGCACCTGCGCACACCCGCGTAGATAAATATAGGAAAAAGCTGTCCGCTTGTTCCACCTTGTCCACTCAAAGGAGATGAATGGAAATGAAAATAGATGAAAAGACAATTGAGAAAAAGCTGATAAATGCAGTGAAATCAATGGGAGGCATCGCGCCCAAGTTCGTCTCTCCGGGCTTTGACGGGATGCCGGACAGGCTTGTCCTTCTTCCGGGAGGTGTTATGGCTTTTGCGGAGCTAAAGGCTCCGGGAAAGAAACCGCGCCCGCTCCAGCTGGCAAGACACCGACTTCTTCGGGAGCTGGGATTCAAGGTTTACGTCATTGACGATATCTCACAGATTGGAGGGATGCTTGATGAACTTCACGCCACATGATTATCAGGACTATGCCATCCGCTACATCGAAAAGCATCCCGTGGCCGCTGTCCTTTTAGATATGGGACTTGGCAAAACGGTGATCTCCCTGACTGCTGTATATGATCTCTTGTTTGACAGCTTCGAGGTACGGCGCGTTCTGGTGGTCGCTCCCTTACGAGTCGCCCGTGATACTTGGCCTTCGGAAATCCAGAAATGGAGTCACCTTGCGGGTCTAACCTTTTCGGTCGCAGTCGGGACTGCCAAGGAGCGAAAAGCAGCACTTATGCAGCAAGCGGACATCACGATCATCAACCGCGAAAACCTGCAGTGGCTCATTGACGAGTCCGGCTTTCCCTTTGACTACGATATGGTGATTATCGACGAGCTATCGTCCTTCAAAAACCACAAGTCAAAGCGCTTCAAGTCTCTGATGAAGGTTAGACCCAGACTCCATCGCATTATCGGCCTCACCGGCACACCTTCCTCCAACGGTCTCATGGATCTGTGGGCAGAGTTCAAAGTGCTGGATATGGGTGAGCGCCTCGGACGCTTCATCACACAATACCGGACAAATTACTTCATGCCGGACAAGCGAAACGGCGAGATCATCTACTCCTACAAGCCGCTGCTCTATGCGGAGGACGCGATTTACCGGAAAATCTCGGATATCACGATTTCCATGAAATCGACCGACCACTTAAAGATGCCGGAGCTGGTATCCACGGCCTATGAGGTGCAGCTTTCGGAATCGGAGCGTGACCGCTACGAGGATTTGAAGCAGGAGTTCATCCTGCAGCTCCCAGACGGCGAAGTCACCGCTGCCAATGCAGCATCCCTCACCGGGAAGCTCTCCCAGCTGGCCAATGGTGCGATTTATGCGGATACCGGAGAAATCATCGAGTTTCACGACAGAAAGCTGGACGCTTTGGAGGATATTATCGAGGCCGCCAATGAAAAACCGCTCCTTGTAGCCTACTGGTTCCGGCACGACTTATCCCGCATAAAGAACCGCTTCAATGTTCGGGAGATCAAGACAAGCCGCGATATCGCTGACTGGAATGCGGGAAAGATTCCTGTAGCAGTCATACATCCGGCCTCTGCCGGTCATGGCCTAAACCTTCAGGCCGGAGGCTCCACCCTTGTATGGTTCGGGCTCACATGGTCGCTGGAACTCTACCAGCAGACCAACGCCCGCCTCTGGAGGCAAGGCCAAGAGTCCCATACCGTGGTGATCCAGCACATCATCACAAAGGGCACCATTGATGAGCGGATCATGCGGGCACTCACCAAGAAAGAACTGACACAGTCGGCACTGATCGACGCGGTCAAAGCCGAGGTGGTGTGATGAGCGATCCTTATGAAAATCTCGCAAACGCAATCGTGCTGCAGGCCGTGAAGGATTACCGCAACGCCCTGAAGCGCCTGAAAAAGAAGTCCGGCAACAAGGCCGCGATGGCAGACGCGCTGGAATGCGAGCGCTTCTTCCGCTCCGGCTGGTACAAGACCCTAACGAGCGTGGACGGCGAGTACCTAATCACAAAACTACGAGAGGAGGCTAAGCCTAAATGACAGTAAAAGAATATCTCCATCAGGCCTACCGCCTTGATCAGAGAATCAAGTCCGATACGATGGAAGCCCAGAACCTTCGTGAGATGGCGGGCAGCGTGTCGGCTATCCAATATGATAAAGACCGGGTGCAGACTTCAAGGAACACCGAGGCTCCCTTTGCCCGGACGCTTGAAAAGCTCTGGGACTTGGAACAAAGAATTGCACGGGAGCTTGAGATGCTTTCCGACCTGAAAAAGCAGATCCGGGAAGTGATCGAGGCAGTTCCGGACACCGACGAGCGCATGGTTTTGAAGTACCGTTACATCCACAACTATACATGGGAGCAGATCGGCACCGAGCTTTGTGCAGATGCCCGCACCATCCGGCGCTGGCACGGAAACGCACTGCTGCATGCATCTCTCCCTGAAAATCCTATCGAAATATGAAATGCGCCCGAAATGTCCATATTTGTCCTAAGATGCCCACCTGCCACTTATGATAGTATATAATCAGCGAAACAGAATAAAGAAACGGCTGCACGCGCAGCCACCAAGCCTTGTGGGATTATCCTGCAGGGCTTTTTCTTTGCCCGAAAGGAGGCGCGGCTTATGCCAAGGAAACCAAAACGACCGTGCCGCTTTCCCGGCTGCCCGAACCTGACCGACGGTGCTTACTGCGAGGAGCACGCCAAGGTGATGGAACAACACTACGAGAAGTTCCAGCGCGGCTACTCTCCCGGCAAACGCTACGGCAGAGCTTGGAAACGAATCCGTGACAGGTATGTCCACAAGCACCCGCTCTGTGAGCAGTGCTTAAAGGCCGGACGCTACGTCTCGGTCGAGGAAGTCCACCACATCATTCCTCTTGCTGACGGAGGAACGAACGAGGAGTCCAATCTCATGAGCCTTTGTCGTTCGTGCCACGAGAAGATTCACCACGAGCGCGGCGACCGGTAGGGTGAAGTGTACCCCGCATTTCGGACAAAAAAATCAAACTTGAAATCCAGAAGCAAAATCCGTGGTATAATGATCCTGCTTTACTGACAGACAGGATAGGGCAACGCTGGAGAGCGACCCGAGCGGTCTGTCAGGTTTGCAGGGAAGGCGGAGCTTCGGCTTCGTCTTTTTCTTTGCCTTCCCCGGAAACAAAAGCGGTAAACTCCGGGGGCTTGGGGGCAGCGCCCCCAAATGTAGGAAGCGGATATACACCGGTCGTAACGAATTTGTAGTATTCACATGGAGACAGCTTTGCCAGACTCCACTGGTATCTGTCATTGTTATAGTAGTCGATCCACGCATAAACCCGTTCGGCAATGACTGCATGGCCGTATGACCCGACAGCGGGAAGTTCGTCCTTCATATGCCCAAACAAGCTTTCCTGCGGAGCGTTGTCCCAACAGTTTCCTCGTCTCGACATGGACTGACGAAGGTTGTAATCATTCAGGATCGTAACGAACTTGGAGCTTGTATATTGACATCCCTGATCGGAATGGATGAGGGCATCTGTCTTCAGCTCGGAGCCGTGCTTTTCCATCAATTGATTTACGGCTTCCAAAACGAAATCCGTATCGCAGGAGCTGCTGCAGGAGCACGCCAGAACCTCTTTGGTGAAAGCATCCATGATGACACAGACATAGGAAAAGTAGTAGGCACGTTCGCTGCTTTCACGATGCGCAGGTCTTGGAATATATGTAATATCCGTCAAAAGAACCGTGCGCGGCCCGAATGCTCTGAACTGTCTGTTGAGAATGTTCGGAGCCGTCCTGTTTTCCTGCAATCGCTTGCCTTGCTTGCGGTATGGATTGACCTTCCGTACAGGACACACCAGATGGTATTTCTTCATCAATCTGCGGATCTTCTTGGTGTTCATCAGCACCGGAGGATCCTGATGCAATAGCCTCATGTGTATTCCTCGTGCACCCTTAGAATACCCACGGAAGTTATATGCGGCAACAATCAGGTCAAAATCCGCCTGATCAGCCTTCTCCGCATCAGATCGTTCAGACTGGTGGTTTCTCCAATAGTAGAAGCCGGAACGGGATACACCGGCGATCTGGCACAGATAGGAAATGTTCAGAAGATTGTCATCCCGGCTGATCGTTTCGTTGATGATGCGGTAGCGGATTTCGGGAGAACCATTCATGTACATGGCTATTTTCCCTTCTTCTCCGCTAAAATAATTTTTTTTAGAAATTCCAGCTCCTGTGACATATATGCGACCTTTGTAGCAAGGTGGTTAATTTCCGACTCACTCATGAGCGGCGGATGTCCCTTGTTTGCCCTGCGCGGTGGTGTCGGCATCGGAGGCAAGTCCTCGTTGTCATCGGGATATGGATCATTTCCCTCGGTAAACTCAAGCCCGCGACCTTTGGCCTGCCGTAGAATCTTAAAAAAGCCGAGGATGCGAGGACGCCCCAAGGTTTCTGGATTCAGCCCGGCATCCGAGAATATCTCAATCGGATCGGCCCCGTCGCAGTACCGCTGCCATGCAGCATCCTTAAAAGCTTTTGTGTAGGACACCGTTTTGCTGGACACATACGCTACGTGCGGAGAGTCCGTCAGCTCCTTAAGCTGTTCTGCCGTAAATGCGGCGTGTTCAAAGGAACCGTCAGGATTCTTCTTTTTGCGTCCGGCACCCGGTCTGGCACCACCATGATTGTTGCTGTTTGCCATTGATCTTCCTCCTTTTTTGCAGAGGGAAATAATTCAAGTACAGATATTATACCATAACTGTCCGAAGCTGTGACCACAGACTTTGCTATCTGTCCGAATATTTGATTTCTCACTCTGCTATCTGTGTGATATTTTTGATTTCACACTTCTAGATTTCAATCAAGCACTGTCCAATTTTTGGGGTACAGATCAAGGGCGGGTGAAATCTCTACGACCTGTTTTCCCGGAAAACGGCGCGGGGTCTTTTACACAAAAATTGCAATTCAAACAGGGTATTAAACCCTGCACCACAGAAATGGAAGTGATCGACATGGCGAAAGACGGAACCTATCGCGGCGGGCGGCGTGTCAAAGCTGGCTCCAAGCCGGACGCCCTC